CCGACGATCTTTATGAAAGGAGGTTATCCCCTCAGACCGATCGGACACAATGTGGAGGGCCGAGCCGCCCCACATGCGCTAGAGTTCTAGCGCGTGTCCCTCTTCCAACTATACTCCGTGATAGGTTTTACACGGAGGCACATCGGCCTGTGATGGTACCACCCATCGCTTTACAAGCCTAGTGCAAGCGGTTCCTACCTTGACTGTCAGACGGAAGTCTGCAGAGAGGGCATCGCAATTGCTGTCATACGTCAACCACCTCGGTTCTCCTTTAGAAGGAGTCGTAGGTCGGTGGACGCGTCGGCAGCTCCTGCGTAGCCACTCAAAATAGCAGATATCCTCCGTCGTCAGTGTTGGATTGTCGTTTCCACTCTCTTGACCTTCCTCTCTGCTTTCGCAGACAGGGGACGGGTCTTGATACGTGGTCCTGACAACGGTCGCCTTTACCTCTTCAACTTGCCAATTCCGGTTCTGCCTGTGAGGCAGCCGGTGGTTGGTGGGTTGGGGGGAGTAAAGCCCTACATCAGGATCCCCTGAGAACAGAGGGATCAGATGCGTACCATTGATGAGTTTATCAACAAGGTACCAGCGAAGCGACTCGAAACCGTACACATGGGCAACGTTCGCCATGCGCACGATTCCCGCGAACAAGGAAGGAGATTTAGACGCAACCTGCCCGGCCGCAAAACGCCGACCGATCTTCATGCAGGTTACATCCACACCATCATAGGCGTCACAACCACAAGATTCTCTGAATCTGAAGTTGCCGCCATACGACTTCGATGCATTGATGCGAAATCCGCACCAGCGCAGAAAGTGTTCTAGATCATAGAAGCAATGATCCGGAATGATAATGTCATCACCGTACACACGGTATTGGTAATCCGAGATTCCGGACACCGCATGCACGTACCGCAAGGTACACTCCGCAATACAAGCGAATATAAGCGTTTCGATAGGGAAGCATAACGCACTCCCCATCGGCGCGAATTTCCGCATACTCACTACCCGTCCCGAGGGTAACACAGTGCTCTGAGAGCGCAGTGCTACCAGGAAAGGCAACAAGCTTGTACCGCGGAACACTCTCTTCACCAACTCCCAAGACACCGAGTCACTAGCTGCCGAAAGATCGACGGTAGCAGATCGACGGGTGGAAGATGCCTCTAGAGCCGCAAGTCTCTGCTTAGACTGATCGTTAAGATCGATCTTATGGCGGAGATACCTATGGTGGCGCACGTAGCGATTAAGCTCCGCGCTAACCCCCTGCTGTAAGAACATCAGGGACACCGGTTCCTTGGAAATTACCCGCTTCGTCCGCATGCTTTTAGGCACGAAGACAATTTGGGATTCGCGCGACGTTGGTACGTCACGCTCAAGGCCCGGCACAAAATAGGTTCGGACATCGAGGCCAGCGAACTTCCGGAAAACATAGTCAATCCGAGCATCACTAGATAAAAAATGATACTTGGAATAAAGACTTCTGTCGCCGGTAAGCTCTGCAACTGCTCCAGGGCCGTGCTTAGGGGAGAACGTTTCCTCCGTTACACGGAAATCCTTGAGCCAACCGCGCATGACTTCGTTCATCTGTTCGACGAACTTAGTCGGAAGCACGAGTTGCTGCACCAGCTCTTCGTTCTTCAGATATTCCGCCTCAAGCTCTTCGGCCATGTCTAGGTCGAGAAGCGAGAGGTGTGTGAGGAACGAGAGGAACTGGTACACAGGGTAAAAAGAACCTGGGGTACGACGTACGCAGTATAGATCAATTGCTTCACTGACTGTGCCTAAGAGCGTCCCCGCAAAGGGATACTCCGCAGCAAGACGATGTTTAAAATCGTCATACCATGTGATGCCCGACTCATCCGGACCTAAAGAGATGGTCCGGAGAAGAAGGATAGCATCGGTCAGAAAGCGCGCAAGATCGTCCACGTCAACACGGGCGCAGGAAAGAGCCCAGTTCACGTGGTCGCGACGCGTGCCAAGTCCAGGGTACCGATTGGAGAGATCGACTAAGACCAAGGCGTTACAGAGAATTGCTTCTGTATACGTATCCTGGTCGCGTCCGGAGAGAGGTGTCCCCCTCCAAGTCGTCTCGGTGCACCTTAGCCGAGCTAAGACGGCTTTCCAAGAATCGAGCTCTTGGTTCTTTGAATGGGACATTTTGACACCTTCCAGTAGGGCAAATCCTACCGTGCCTTCAGAGTGACGGTCCTAGTTAAGTCAAAATAGGTACCGGCTCTGTCCTGAGAATGGAGCGTGGATGTAATTACCACAGTCTCCGTAGTAAGTTCCTCAGGGCGTTTAACTTGGGGCACAGAAGGATTGGCTTCATGTGGCGTCCAAACGGCTACCAGCACAAGTGCTGCCGCCGCAAAGAGAGCGACCTTGAAGTTCAAGGAGCTCGAAGTGGCAGGCCTGACCATTAGGTCAAGTCTACCTTTTTAAGGACACCACGCTGGATCGCGCTCAAGCCCGTGCTGGTTACAACGCCCTTTTCGAATGCAAGGGCAACAGCACGCTGTACGAGTGAAAGAACCATTGCTGCTGTGACGTTCCCATAACTGGGAATGTCAAGCGTGATGGCCGCTCGGACAGGGATCAGCTTCCGATAAGAGGCGTCGCCTGAGTCGGTTTCGACCAGGGTCTGACGCAACTCTAGGAGGGTACTCGTACCGTTCTTGACCGGCAGATATGCCGTCGGATCGATATTTGTACCTTGGTAGATGTTGGCCTTCGCACGTTGCGAAAACCTAACAGTCTCCGGCTGATCAACGGGGGTAGTCACGTTTGTGGCAACGACCTCGCCAGGGGATGACGGGAGCATGCGGAAATCCGCAGTCCAGTTCAGTCCTGGTATGGGAACTGCCAGAGTTGTGCTACCTGAGAACGCAGTGTCGGTAGGACCCGTGACAATAGACTTCGTCATGTGGTATCTACCTTTCCGCCCGGCTTTGAACACCGGACTAAAGTTGAGAGAGGCATTATTGCCTCATCTTCATTCAGCGAACGTCCCGTAAGTGAGCCGGTAGCGACGGTGATTTACCGTTTTGCTATCTTCTGCACTACCAGGGCGGTCGCCTCGAGCCAATGTACTTGTTTAGGCCCGATGGTGACACCGACTTGGACTGGAGGCAAGGGTAACTCCCTTGTTATCTGCCGGTAATAGTGACAGAAAGTCACTTTCCCGGTGGCCCAGGGAGAGGGCAGCAACTCTTCTAGCGGGATAGACCATTCTCGTTTTTGTGAAGATATGGCGTAATTGATGGGGTAGTACTCCACCTCGTTATACGCGTCAACCTCCGAAAACGTCTTCGACAAGTTCGTAAACCAGTCGACGACGAATGAGAACGGGACGACATCCCACAAAGCTACAGTATTAGGATACATTCCCCAACGCTTAAGCTCGCGGATAACATCTGTCACCCCACCCAGGAAACCGTTAGGAGCACGTGCCATGTCAATCGTTAAGACAGACAACGTGCTGATCGGATAACCTTTCGGTCCTGCCACTACTGAAGTATGCCGGGTGTGAAGACGCTGCGGTATCACTAACCAATTCTCTAGGTTAGTGAACCCGTCTATCATCTTCACCATGTCGTTTTTGGTCGGTAGTATTCCATACCGAAAACCTAGAAACGCGTTGGAAGTCAATTTGCCGGTCTTCCGTAGTTCACGGGAGGCTTTAGCAAATGTCTTGGACCCTAGGGTACCAAGATCAAGTGACTTTTCCGCCAAGGTGCGAAATTGCACACCGAGGCTAAGCCAAGAATTAACCTGGCTTTTCCATCGCAATAGGTCGACAAACGTCAAAATAAAATTGGCGTCGACATATCTCAGATCCGAGAGAATTTGCGTTCCGAGCTCACTCGTGTCGTACGAGTCAGGGTAGAGGTTAAAGACGTCCCAGAGCTGTTTAACTGAAATTGCTCTGATAACGTCCGCAACCCGCCCAAGAGCACGGTAATCAAACTCCGCGTTGCCAGTATCGACGGCAGTGGTATTAGTGGGTTTAGACCCATTGAGGACCACGCCAAAGGCAGACGCACGCGCCGAACCGATCCCAGAAAACGCGGTGAGTCCCACAGGTAGATTCATCCTGATGGGGGGATCCCCGGGGTTAGCTTGCCCAGTGTAGATAGGGCTAGCTGCAAGAGTAGACGAGGTGCCTCCTTTCAGAGACAACCACGTACATCCTGCCCATTCTGGAAAAGCGTTCAGGTACGGCGAAGGCGAGATCGTGAACGATAGCAGCGACCGATGGTATTTCACCAAACAGTCATTGCCATCGAACGTGACCGTGATGTCATGCGTGACGCAGGGCTGCTGAAAGTCAAACAGCCGATTCGCGCCATTGTAGTAGACAACCTTGTCCACTACGGGAACCGAAAGGGTCCACGCGGCATCAGTCCCCCATATGACGATTAAGTCATTGGGATATAAAGCCTTCATGTACTCACTACTTACAACTACCTCACCCTGTATGTTCAAATGTTGAACATTCTTATCTTTCAGGGCCCCAATAGCAGTCTTGCCAGGGATAATCCAGCCAAGCTGGACGCTCTCAGACAGGACCTGGGGGATGGTCTTTTGCGGCGTCGTCACGAGGATTACTCGCGGCAAGTTGGCATCAACCATCGGGTAGTAGCCTGTGTTATAGGTGTTTGTCACCCACACAGGCGTATAGAAGTAGTGTGCGCTCGGTAAAGCCGAGATGCTTAACAAGAGTTTCACCTCCAATCGGTTAAGTATCGCTAGCTCCCCACTTAGGGAACTAGCAGTACAACAGGGGCCGTAAGGCCCC